GGATCTGGATCCGTAGTTTCCTGTGCGGGGTATTCCAGAATATCGAACACAATTTCTTTGCACAGCACTGCGTTTCCTTCCAAGATGTAAGGTTCGCTTCTGGCCCATGCAAAGCACATAGGTGCCTCCCCTTCTGGTTTCATCACCACGTCCTGAAGACAATTCCTGATAGCAACTTCTATCTTCTCTACTTCAAGCGGATCCATGATGTCGTACAATGCGACAGTAAGCTGGCCAGATGAAGACCGCTTTGTATCCACCTGTTTGTTGAAGACATAAGAAATCCTTGGATACTGGCTTTTCCCATTCCATCCCTCCTGCTGATCAGGTGGAAACTCTGTGTTAAAGATGGCCGGCTTATCTGCGTACTTGGCCAGAGTTCCGTTCAGAAGGTTGTCCTGAGATAATCTTCTATACAGCAACTGATTCAGATCCATCTTCTACACTCCCCTCATATACGTTCACCGTTTCCATTCCGTCAGAAGAATATCTGATAGTCCACATTCCTTTTTCAATAGCCTCGGCCTGAATCACGAAATGGTTCTGGATATTCTGTGTTTCTGGAAGGAATAAAACTGTGATGGTGTCAACAGTCGCTTCTGTCACTATTCCAGACTGCGCTTTATCCCAGGTTTTATTTTTTGCCGAGATAAGAGATCCTCTTCCGATTTCAGCAAGATTTATAACTTTCTTTTTTTCTTCAGTAAGTAACATTTACCCTCCTAACTCCGAGAACAATGCCAGAATTTCCGGCATTGCAGTTTCTTTGATTTTTTCGGCATAAGGACGAGCTGCCATTTTGCTTGTTCCATGTTCCAGGTATCCCGAGTAGTGCATTCCAGATTGGATTCCGAATATGCCATTTCCTCCACCGCCAGAACTGTACATATTCCAATTCCTTCTCAGGTTTCCGCTCCTTACACCAGGTGGACTTCCGGGAGCTGAAGGACTTGGATTGGCTAATACCGTAAGAGCAGCATTCCTGAGTTCATTGGCTCCCTGCATCATCTTTGCATCAACCTGTCGTTTGGTTTGCTCTACGCGATTCTTTACTTCTTCCTGTACAGCTGCCGCTGCTGCCTCCGGGCTCATTTCAGATCATTCCTTTCTTCAAGATAGGCAATGCCGGCAAACCCAAGGTCTCCGGCATTATCAACAGCAAGAACTAAATATGCTTTTTCCTCATATGCAAGAATATCTGACTTTTTGAGATCACATCTTCCAGATACCACAAGGGTATGCGTCAGGGAATGCAGTTTCTGGTCCCATAGGTGTTTTGTCAGCTCCCTCTCATTCGAAGTCGCCTGTGCAAGAATTCCATCCACTATAGTTCCCGTATCCTCATATGAGTTCTTTGCATATCCATCTACATTGTCCACATGCATCTTCAATACCCGGAAGCTCTTCCAGAGATTCCCCGGACGAAGGTACATTGCGTTTCCGAACATCATATGTCTTCCCCCTCTGTTTCCTCATGCGACATCATTCCGGCATAAAAATAAGGCGGTGTTATCCGCCCTGTTTCTGGATTTTCTGCCAACGGAAGAATTGCTTCTACCGAAGCTGCACTGGCTTTCAGATCTTTTTTCAGATCCTCATACATTTCTTTCCACAGCTTCGCCCGTTCCCCCATGGATAAGGAGAGCGGGCCTACTTTCGTATCAGGTTCGAATGCAAACTTACGCATAATGCTTTCAAGACATCGGAGTTTTGCCTTTTTCCATTGCCTTGTAGTTGGAATCTTTTCTGGAAGTACCGCATTGTATTCCTCATCGCAGAGCGCACAAGTCTTTTCTTTTCCCTCAACCATTACATCTCCGAGTTCAAAACGCATACGGTCTTTTCCGTATTCAGCAATATTTCCCGGTTCGTACTGATATGTTCCAGGCATCAGGCATCACCTGCGCTTTCCTCCAGTTCTCCAAGGCTCTTCGCCTTAGTTTCAGCTTCTTTCTTTACAGCAGTTCTCGAATCTACTGCATTCAGAAAGATAAGCACTGTATTATCCTCTACAGTGTCTCTAATATGAGCTACAGCATCCTTCTGGTTCATCTGCATAGTTTTTACTGCTTCCTGAAGCTGAGGCTCTGTAACGCCCAAATCGAAGCCCTTATCTCCTTTTACGATTTCGATTTTGAAGAATACTTCTCCGACTGATGCCACGCATTCCTCAAGTGTTTCAACCGGAATACCGTCACGAATCACAGTCAGCACTCCCATTTTTTCAAGAGCTACCGGATCAGTGACTGCTTCGGCCGGGATTTCCTCTCCGATGAAGTATCGTTTTCCGCTCAGAGTGCATGGTTTATTTGCAACAAGCTTCATATGGCACCTCCTTAGACTGCAGATTTGTAGAATCTCGCCAGATCATCGGATGTCTTATGCATATCTGTTGCCATAAGTCCTTCCACGTATTCTGTATGTGTTCCATTCTCGCCAAGATAGTTCAGAATCGGAAGCATCTGTCCATTTCCAAGCATATCCCATGTAAAAATGTAACCGGCAGACGGTTCATCAATGCTCGGTGCGTTTGTGGCATAGGCAAGAAGGAATGCATCCGGATCTCCGATGTACTGCATGTTTTCATCTTCTCCCATGCCGGCATTGTTCATGATGGATTTAAGCACCACGATCTTTTCTACTCCAAACAACTGCGCAAGCACATTCTCTGTTACAGATGCCGGATTTGCGGTGCTTCCACCGTATTTAACCCTTTCGAGGATGCCCGGATGTACTTTCAGAGCATTAAATACATTAATACCAAGACCAAGGCGGTTCGGCATGCGTCCTGTCTGCTGATTCATGCTTGTCTTCTCGCTATCGATAAATGCAATAGGATCAGAGTTTGCATTGCTGAATTTAATGAACTGGTTTGTGCTCGGAGAGGTATTGTCTACTCCTTCAAGTTCATTCTTCCATGCGCCGGCTTTGAAGTAGCTTTCCGCAAACAGACGATCCTGATGGATATTTGCCTGTTCTGCAATGGTTTTTACTCTCTGCTGTTTCGGCTGCATTGTGGTTGGTCCCTGTCTTCTGCTGAGATCGGTCTGGCGAATCTGATCAATTCCCATGATCATCTGGTCTACCTGGCATACATAAGGTTTCATGCTCTCGCCTACTACTGTAGGATCAACTTTTCCATAAGCAGGTTTTCTGCTCCAGTTATCTCTCAGAAGATCTTCCTTGCTGAACTCATAGTAGTTATCAGAAGAAAGACTTACCGGACAGGTTGGGAAAAGAGCCTTTGCGAAGTAGTTAGCTGCATTCTGGTAATATGCCAGAGCCATGTTTGTAAGTGCTGTGTGAGGTCTGAATACGCCTTTTGCGATTTCAAACTGGATTCCTGCTGCTGTGTTTCTCATCAATATTATCCTCCTTTATCAAGATTATGCTTTTGCCTTCTGGTATTTAGAAAGCTGCAGTCTGCTGTAGCCTCCAGCAGATACATTGTTAAGAGCTACCCCGATCACGTAATCACCAGCTGCCGCAACTGCCGCTTTTCCTCCGGTGGTCGCAGTAACCTCCTGCCCTTTCTTGATCTCAGCGGAAGCAATGACGAATCCGATGTCCTTAATCAGGATATCAACGTCTTCACCCTTCTTAACATTTCCAGCTTCTACACCGGAAATGTCATTATATCCACCTTCGATAATAGAAACGCCAAGCAGAGGTGCTGTGCCATCGGCAGCGACAACCACATTACCATCAGTATCGTATTTCAGAATAAGGTTACGGATGTCAGCAACATCTGCTCCTGCCTTTTCGGAAATAGTTGGTGACTGGTTGATCTGTGTTCCATTAAAATTTTTACCCATTATCATTCGCCTCCTTCTTAGTATCCGGCTTCGTTTTCATACTCAGCTACAAGCTCCGGATGTGCTTCCCAGGCTTTTGCCAGTGCCATGTTATATGGCATGGAAGGATCTTTTTCAATCAATCCCTTTGCAATCTTATCGATTTTTCCTTCTGCTGCAGACTTCTTGACTGCTGCAGTTCCGCCAGAGAATGATTTTCCGATTTCTCCAAATACGCCAGAGTTGTTGACCATTGCCACATTTCTGTCGAGAACGCCGATCATATCATTGTAGGCAGTTCCACCTGCACTTTTCAGCGTTTTCAAGGTCTTAGCCAGTTCTTCTGGCTTCTCTCCAAGAATTTCATACTTCTTAGCAACTGCATAAAGTTCTCTGTCTTCCGTTTCCTCCGCTCTTTTCTCGAGAGCTTCCAGTTTTTCTCTTACAAGAGGATGCAGTCCTTTGTAAATATCATCGTCTGTATTCTGTTCTGGCGGTGCAAAAGATTTCTTTGTATCTGTTTTCTTTTCAGCTCCATCATCATCGAGAACGTCTGGGTTTTCCTCTTTTTCGCTTTTCTGCGGTGCTTTCTTCTCGATAGACGGCTCCTCGTTTGTCTCTACGGCAAACTTTTTGATAAGTTCATCATATGTCGCTCTTTCCTCAGCAGACATTTTTGACTTGTCGATTTTAATCATGTCTTCCAATTCTCCTTTCGTTTCTACGGATTTCTGAATGATTTCCTCCAGATTGCTATGCGCTTTCATCGCCATAGGAAGATCTGTTTCATCAGGTGCATCCAGATTCTTTTTGATTTTTGCAGATGTTCCCCCAGCCCATCCGGGAATGTATTCCTTCATAGCTGTAGCGAACTGTTCAATGCTTGTATCCATTGCACTCTGCTTCCCGCTGCTGTCCAGTTCTGGGTCGCACAGGATTGAATTAAGTGAATTCTGCAGGGCGTAACATACAGACCAGATTTCATCCCGGATTGCGTCCATGCTCACAGCGTTGATCTGTTCATCAAATGTCGTGGCTGATTTCTGCACCTCTCCGCTGATCCAGTTCAGGAATCGTTTAAATAGTCCGATTTCCGGGTCTGATGTTTCCTCTGCTTTATTCTTGCCTTTCAGCAGTTTGATATCAGCTCTCTGATTTGCGCCTTCATCAACGAAATCTACTTTACCTACTTCCAGGCCTTTCAGTTTTGTTGCCACAATGCTTCCTCCTTTCGCTTTTATTTATCAAAAAAGCGCCCTTTTGGACGCCTATTGATCACATTTATTTAATTCCATGCCACGCTGTCTGAAGCAGAAATCCTAAAAGATACCAGATCTTATCCTTTA